GCAAACCAAGGCCGGTACGCCGCTGGATTATGGGCGCTTCCTGACCGAAGCCCGCCGCGCCGAATTGCGCGCCATGAACGTCTACACTATCGAGCAGCTCGCTGCACTCGATGGGCAGGAGTTGAAGAACATCGGCATGCATGGCCGCGATCTCAAAAACAAGGCAATCGAGTATCTCGAGGAAGCCAAGGTCGGCGCGCCGAATATGCAGATGCTTTCCGAACTGGAGGCGTTGCGCGCCAAGAACGCGCTGCTCGAGGAGGACATCAGGCGGATCGCGCCGCCTGCGGATGAGTTCACATCGACCCATCAGGACCGGTTCGACGGTATGAACACCGAGCAGCTCCGCGAGTTCGTCACGACCAACACCGGCCAGGCCCCGCTCGGCTCGAGTAGCCGCAAGACGCTGCTTCGGTTGGCGCGTGACGCGGTTTCTAACAGTTCTACGAAGGCGGCATGACGATGACACTGGTGTCGGTGGTGAAGGATGTTTGCGCGACGGTGGGGGTAACGATCCCGACGTCCGTATTCTCCAACATCACCGGCAACAGGACGATGCAGGAGATGCTTTCGCTTGCTAACGAAATGGCGCAGCGCATCGCCTATGACAACCGCGACTGGACCGAGTTGAAAAAGCAGTTTCAGTTCGGCGGCGGCACCAGTTCGTTTGGTGGGGACAGTTTTGAATTGCCTTCTGACTTTAAGCGCCTGTTGCTGACCTCCAATGTATGGAGATCTACGGACACTCAGATACCGATGCAGTTTATTCCGGATGCAGATGAATGGTTCCGGCGTCGGAATGCTGAGGACAGCAACACGTATGGTGAGTGGACCATGATAGGCGGCAAGATTTTTACCTGGCCGGGGTTCGATGGTACGCAGCGGCTCGTTTATCTTGAAAAAAACTGCATCGCGCTGGCTGGCGGCGGGTTCGGTGATCAATTCATGGCTGACGGCGACAGTTTCAGGTTGGATGAGCGCGTCCTGAAGCTGGGCATGATCTGGCAGTGGAAGGCGCAAAAGGGGTCGCCTTACGCCGAAGACCTCGGCACCTACGGTGACGCGCTGACGATGGCAATGGGTCATGACAGCCCAGGGCCGATCATCGTCGGCAGGGGCCGCCCGATCTATCGGGGAAGTTCGAATGTTTGGGCGTGGCCATGAGCCAGCACCAGTTCTTCCGCAGGACACCGGTGCAGCCGCAAGCGGCGCAAAAGATGGAAACGATCACGTTTCCGGCGCCGACCCGCGGTCTCGTTCAGAATGAGAACGAAAGCTACATGCAGCCCGGCTCGGCCGTTGTCATGGACAACTGGAAGCCGACCATGAAGGGCGCCAGCCTGCGCGGCGGTCATAACCGCTGGGCCGAGCTGCCGGAGACGACGCCGATCATTTCCGCGTTCGAGTACGCCAGCGGCGACGTTCACAAAATGTTCGTGGCCAACATCAACAAGGTCTATGACGTCACCACATCGACGCCGGCGCTGGTGGCGAGCGGTCGGACGTCCGGTAATTACGTCGCCTCGCAACTGGCCAACCAAGGCGGCGATTGGCTGCTGGCGCTGAATGACGCCGGTGACGCGCCATTGCGCTTCAACGGCACCACATGGACATCGCTGGCAACGACGACCCCCACCGATTGGCTTGTCAGTACGGCTTACGCGATAAATGCCCGCGCCCGCGATCCGGCCGACGGCTCGCGCTGGAAGTGTCTGGTGGCACATACCAGCCCCGGCACCGGCACGTTTGCGGCGGCGCGTGCCGCCACGCCAGGACAGTGGACGATCGACCTCGCGGCTGACGACTCGGTCTTTATCATTGGCCCAGCCGGTACGCCGATCGAGAACGGCGGCAATCTGGTCTACGTCTGTAAGTACCGCAATCGCTGGTTCTTTATCGAGAAGAACAGCATGAACGCCTGGTTTCTGCCGCTCAATGCGGTAGGGGGGCAGTTGTCGATGATCCCGATGTCGGGCGCGGCCACTAAGGGCGGCAAGCTGCTGTTCTGCACGACGTGGTCGATCGATGCCGGTGATGGCATCGACGACAAGATCGTGTTCTGCACCGACCTCGGAGAGCTGCTGATCTTTACCGGCGGCGATCCGACCAGCGCCGCCAACTGGCGCCAAGAAGGCCGTTACGAAGTCTCGGCCCCGATGGGCATGAACGCGCACATCGCAGTCGGCGGGGACCTGCTAATTGCCACTGTCGACGGCATCGTGCCGACTTCGGGCGCGATCACCAAGACTCGCGTCGAACTCGAGCTGGCGGCGATCACGCGCAACATCAAAATCATGTGGCGCGCCGAGGTGCTCGAGAAACGCGAGTGGCCGTGGACGATGGAGAAGTGGGACGAGTACGGCGGGATCTTCGTCGCCGTCCCCGGCAGCGCGTCTGGTAAGGAACGCTGTCTTGTTGTCAACGCCGCGACCGGTGCGTGGGCGCGCTACACCGGCTGGGACGCGACCTGCTTCGTGCGGATGCGCGGCGATATGTTCTTCGGCACCCAGAACGGCATTGTCATGCAGGCCGATCGCACCGGCTACGATGATGGTAGGCCTTATGTCGCGGTGCTGGTCGGCGGCTGGGAAGTTTTTCAGTCACCGTCGCAGACGGTGACCTGGCGGCAAGCAAGGGCGTCGTTCACCGCGCGGGCCGGCGAGCCGTTCGCACCGCAACTGTCGGGCACCGTCGATTACGTCGTCACCCTGCCGACTCCGCCCAATGCCGGGCCGGACCCCGGCGTGCTGGATCTGTGGGACCAGGGGCTGTGGGACACGGCGATATGGGACGCCGGCACGCCACCGCCTTTGGTGGTGCGCAATACCGGCTGGGTGAGTGTTGGCCTGACCGGCTTCTCTCACGCGCCGGTGGTGCAGGTGACGGTAGGACAGAATGCCAGACCGGAAGTGGATTTGATTTCAATCGCCGCGACGTTCGAGCGAGCTGGCATCAACGTATAGGAGCGGACCCATGTCGTTCATGGATGTGATGTACGGGCCACTGGGACAGGTCAACAACCAGTTCCAGAACAACCTCGGCCAGAACGCCGCTGCGATGAACGCCTCTAATGCCTATCTCGCCAATCAACAAAATCAAATGGCGGGGTGGAACGCGCAGGCGGCGGCGGCGGCGCAGCCGACGCCTTACGGCTACGGCTTCGTCGGCGGCTATCCGAGTTTCAACGAGGCCTCCGGCGGCGGTGGCGACGTCTGGAGCCAAGGCGCGCCAGCCTATAACGACTATGGTGGTGCTGCAGATATCGACTGGATGCTGGGAGGCAGCCAAGGCCAGCGTCCTTCGGAGGCATACAATGCCCCGAGGCAATATGGTTGGGAAACCAACGAAGGCGCTCCGGTACCGCAACAAACCTATCAGCCCCCGATGGGGGAGTTCAGGCCCCAGACCTATGGCTGGGACGCCAACGAAGGTGGTGTCAACAACTTCGGCGGCGACGCAGATATCCAGTGGTACCTGGGCGGCAGTCAGGGTTCGCGTCCTTCCGAAAACGCCCCCCGCCAGTATGGCTGGGACGCTAACGAAGGCGCCACCGTTCCGCAGCAACCTGTCAGTTCCCCAAAGGGCGAGTTTAATCCTCAGACCTATGGCTGGGACGCCAATGAAGGCGGCGTCAATGACTTCGGCGGCGCAGCAGATCAGACGTGGGTGCAAGGGGGTAGTCAAGGCTCGCGTCCTTCCAGCGGCCAAGCTGGCAGCGACGCAGATTTGCAGTGGTACCTGGGCGGCAGCCAAGGTCCGCGTCCTTCCGCGCAGCCAGACTTCGACAGCATCTGGCATAGAGCCTTGCCGCTGTATATGCCGCCAACGTCACCATCAACCGTGACCGTTCCGCAGCAGCAGGGCAGTCTCAGTTTTGGCGGTCCGGAGGACATCGCGTGGATGCAGGGAGGTAGTCAAGGCCCGCGCCCTTCCAACCCCGGCGATTACGGCGGCCGCGATGATATCGCGTGGATGTTGGCCGGCAGCCAAGGTCCGCGTCCTTCCAGCCAAGGCGGCGGCTATGACATGAGCGCGCAAAGCCGCAGCGTAGACTCGCCATTGCAGGGCTTCGACTGGGCGCAGTCGTATGGCACCCGCGGGGGTCAGAATGCCGACATGCTTCGCTC